TTTTAGGTAACAGTACACAAGGCACATTACTTGCTAACAAACGTGTAGCAGTATCTTTTGGTGCTGAGTTGTCAGGATCAGGTGCAGCAGGTACTGCAAGTGCTTTATCACCTCTACTAAAAAGTTGTGGACTTTCTGAGACAATAGCTAGTTCGACTAGTGTTACTTATGCGCCTGTCAGTTCATCTTTTTCTAGTTGTACAATTCTTTGTTTTTATGGTGCTACAAGGCACGTTATAACAGGGTGCAGAGGAACAGCTACTATCTCAATGACGGCAGGTCAGTTTGCTCAGATTAACTTTGAATTTACTGGAATATATAACGCACCAGACAGTACAGCAATGTCAGGTACATTTACAGTTGCTAATCAATCAGCAGCATTAGAAGTAAATGATACAAACATTACAACTGCAACATTTCATGGTGCTACATCACAGAGAATAGAATCTTTTGACTTAGCACTTAACAATGAAGTGCTATATAAAGAGACAGCATCTAGTCAAGAGGTATTGATTACTAATCGTGCGCCTGGTGGTACTGCTGTTATAGAAGAGCCAGTAAGAGCTACAACAGATTATTTTGCTAAAGCTGTTGCTACTGCTACAGGTAATACTTCTATTGTTCTTGGTGCTACTGCTGGTAACATTGTTACTGTTAATGTTCCACAGACAGATATAACAGGAGTAACACGTGCTGATACTGGTGGTGTAAATGCACTAAACTTACCGTACTTGGCATTACCTACAACAGCAGGTAATAATGAGCTAAGTATTGTAATGACTTAATTTATGGCATTAGTTTTCAAAAAAGTTACTGAATATGATTGGGAGGTAACTGTTCAATCGCCAGAAAAAGGCAAATTCAAAAAAGAAACCTTTACGGCTAAATTTAAAAATATTGGTCGTAAAGCTTTCGCTAAACTTGTAGAAGAAGAGGATGATGAAAATTTTGTAAAAAGTGTATTAGTTGGATGGTCTGGTATTAAAGATGATGATGGCAATGATATACAATTTAATGATGAAAACTTTGAGGCGTTAACTGACAATCATTTTATTGTTAAAGGTATTATTGAAGCATTTGGCGAAAGCATGAAAGGAGCTTCTGAAAAAAACTAAAAGAGGCTGCGAGATATTGGGTGCAGGGAGAAGTTATAGATGAAACAATAGAAGCATTAAAAGCATTTGGTGCAACAGAAGAACAAATCGCAGCCGAGAAGAAAAATAAACGTACTTATGATTGTATTGTTTGGGAGGATAATAGAGAGATTGTTAATATGTTCTGGAAGTTATCTACACAGTGGTATGTCAGTATGGCTGGATTAAGTGGCATAAACTATAAATCTTTGGAATACTTGTGTAAAATATATACAGTTAAAGATTCTGTTGCTATGTTTGAAGGAATACAAGTAATGGAATACGAAGCATTGTCAATTATGCAAAAGGATAAAAAATAATGGCAAGGCAACAGACGCAATTAGATATAGAAGTAACAACTACAGGTGTAGATAAGATTCGTGGTCTTACTAGTAGTTTAAAAGGTTTAAGTAAAGGAACGGTTTCAGCAGGTACTAATACAAAAAAGTTAGTTAATGATCTAAAAAAGTTTGAGACAACAAATGTAAAAAGTATAAATAATACCAGAGCATTAGCTAATTCTTATAGAACACTAGCTTCTAGTGTTAAATTTAATAGTAATCGTTTTAAAGAAGCAACAAGGGAAGCAAATAGACTAGAACGTGAGTTAAGAAAAATGCAAGCCACGGCTAGAAAAGGTATGGGTGGTAAAGGAAGGTTAGGTAATATTGCAAAGATAGGTGGTACAGTAGCCGCTGCTGGTGTATTTGGTGGAGCAGAAGGTGCTATAGGATCTGCGATAGGTGGTGTTTTTGGTGGTGTTGCAGGTGCAGCAGTTGGTGGTGCTGTTGGCGCACAGGTTGGACAATTTACTGGTGCTATAGCAGAAGTAGCACAATATGATGCAGCACTTGAGAAACAAAGAAGAGCATTAAAACTTGTTATAGGAGATACTGATAAATTTAATAAATCACAATCTTTCTTAAAGAAAACATCAAAAGATTTAGCAATACCACAAGACGTTATTGTTCGTCAGTTTACATCTTTAACAGCATCTGTTAAAGGTGCTGGATTATCTGTAGAAGATGCACAGAAGGCATTTACTGCTATTGCTTCTGGTATTAGAGGTACTGGTGGATCGCTAGAAGATATGAAATCTGCAATGCGAGCAACTGCCCAGGTGTTTAGTAAAGGTAAAGTATCGGCAGAAGAACTCAGACAACAACTCGGTGAAAGGCTACCAGGTGCTTTTACTTTGTTTGCTGACTCTATGAATAAAACACCTCAACAATTAGATAAGGCATTAGAGCAGGGTAAGGTCACGCTAGATGACTTTATGAATTTTACGACAAGGTTAACAACAACATATGAGGGCAATGCAAAGAAACTAGCGTTAGCACCAGAAGCAGCGGGGGATAGACTAAAAACTGAAATGAGTAATCTAAAAGATTCTCTTGGTGATATTCTAATTCCAATAGGTTCACAGTTTCAATCTGTGTTTGCTGATATTGTTAAATCTATAACAGAAGCAATAGACGCTTTTAAAAGATTTATGGGAATAGGGATAGAAAATGCTATAGCTAAAACAACAAGAGAGCTAGAAAGAGCAAGAAAACTACTAGAAAGCTCACCTGCTAGTAATAAACGTGCAAAAACAAGTTTGGAAAGACAAATAGCTGAATTAGAAGCAAGACTTGAGGCATTACAAAAGGAAAAAGAAAAAGAAGAAGCAGAAATAGAAGGCAAAAAGACAGATGCTTTACAAAAACAAGTAACTTTATTAGATAATTTGAAAGATGGAATGCAGAGTTATGTAAATAGCATTAAAGATATAAACAAACAAATACAAGATGTTGTTGTTAAAGCTTTTAAAAATATGGAAGATGCATTAGTGCAATACACAATGACAGGCAAGTTAAATTTTAGTGATTTTGCAAGATCATTAATAGCAGATATAAACAGAATAATTATTAGGCAAAAAATTATGATGCCTTTACTAAGAGGTATAGATAATTTATTTAGTCTTGGTCTTGATTTAAATGCTACTGGTGGTGTGTTCGGTAAAGATGGAAAAATACAAGCCTACGCAAAAGGTGGTGTTGTAACACAGCCAACATTTTTCCGTTACGGAGCATCTGGTAATTTAGGTCTTATGGGTGAAGCTGGTATGCCAGAAGCGATATTACCTTTAAAACGTGGTCGTTCTGGTAACTTAGGAGTTGAGGCATCTGGTGGAGGATCTACTAATATAGTTGTAAACGTAGATGCATCGGGTTCTTCTGTAGAAGGAGATTCTGGTCAGGCAAATGAATTTGGTAATGTATTAGCACAAGCTATACAAGCTGAATTGATTGCACAAAAACGTGCTGGAGGACTTTTATCTAACGCATAATTATGGCTACTTTCCCTGATATTAATCCATCATTTGGACAGCGTAAATCAAGTCAACCTAATATAAAAAGCATACGTTATGCTGACGGATTTGAGCAGCGTCAACTAATAGGTATCGCAGCACATCAAAATCCTAAAAAGTATAGCCTTAAGTTTGAAAATATTACAGAAGCAGAAAGCGATACAATAGAATATTTTTTAAATGAAAGAGCATTAGATCAAGCATCATTTACATTCACACCACCTGGTGAAGACTATTCAAAAACAGGTACATATAGTCAAAGCGGAACAACAATAACAATAACAATTAATGATCATCAATTATTTGCTAATGATTCTATAAGTGTTGATTTTACTTCTGGCACTGCATCTGACGGTACATTTTCTGTTGTTTCTTTGACTGATGCAAATACTTTTGTAATTACTGCTGGAAGTAGTGCAACAACTTCTGGAAACGTATCAGTTACAAAAACAGGTGCATCACAATTCATCTGTAAAACATGGAACAAAACTATTAACTTTGCAAATCGTGCAACGATATCAGCTACTTTTGAGGAGGTTTTTGAACCATAATGGCAATACCTACAGAAGAACTACAAAAAGTAAATCCTAGTGCAAAGATAGAACTGTTTGAAATACATCTTGTTGCTGCATTGCATGGAAGTAGTGATGTAAGTAGATTTCATAATGGCATCAATATGAACACTACATATAATGTTGTTTTTCAAGGCAATACATACACACGTATACCTATAGAAGCAAATGGTTTTGAATATCAAGCAACAAGAACATCTAGACCAAGACCTACATTAAGGATTAGCAATATATTGTCTACTGTTACTGCTTTAATGACACAAGCAAACCTAACTACGCCTAAAAATGACCTTAATGGTGCTAAATTTGTACGAAAAGTTACGATGTTGCGTTATTTAGATAATGCTAATTTTGAATCAGGAACAAATCCATATGGTACACCTGCTAATAATACATATGAAAATCAAACATTTTTTATTGATAGAAAAACTGTAGAAAGTAAAGATTTTGTAGAATTTGAATGTACATCATCTTTAGACTTGCAAAATCGTAATGCACCTAAGAGAATAATTACAAGAAAAGATTTTCCATCTGTTGGTACGTTTGCATGAACACTTGGCAAGAACAGGCATTACATCATGCCAAAACATTATTACCTGATGAGAGTTGTGGTCTAGTTATAGATGTAGATGGTGTGCAAGAATATTATCCATGTAAAAATATAGCTATTGAAGGTGCTAATAGTTTTACAATAGATCCAGAAGATTACGCAAAAGCAGAAGAAAAAGGAACTGTATTACATATATGTCATTCACATCCAAACGGAGATTTAACAGCCTCAGAAGAAGATATTAGAAACTGTGATTTTCTTGGTTTATCTTGGTTTATATTCGATCCTATAGATGATGAATGTATAGAACTAAAACCAAAATTACATAAGCCAATGCTTACTAGAGATAAATTTATAGATAGGGAAAGAACAGAAGATGAAAAAGATTTACGCAAAATAAAAGTATATGGAAGATTAGCAGAATTAGTAGGTTGGCATGTTAGTTATGCAGATGTAAAAAATATGAAAGATGTATATAAATATCTTGTTTGTAACTATCCTGAGATAAATAAACACTTACAAGAAAATATGTATCGTATAACAATCAATAATGATGTTGTAAAAACAGAGGATGATTTGTTAGTACATAGTGAGGGTGATATAAGAATTATACCTGTGGTATCTGGTGCATGGTTTTGGGTCGCTGCTGCATTTTTTGGAGGTGGTGCTGCTGCAACTGCTATGGGTGGTGCAGTATTTGCAGCTATTGGTAGTGTATTAACGGCTATTGGTACATCAATGGCTATAAGTGGTGTTACAAATATGCTTTTTCCACAACAACAGCCAAATGTAGGTGATGTAAATACTGGATTAAGTGAAACAGATGCAAGAGTTAACTATTCATTTAGTGGAATACAAAACGTATCACGAAGTGGTGTTTGCATCCCTTTAATATATGGAGAGGTATTTACTGGGTCTATAGTAGTTTCATCTGGAACTGATACTGCCCCTGTCTATAAAGATTAATTATGACAATTCCAAGTAATGTTGAAGATGCTAACAGCCTAAGATTTAGGCAAAACGATAGAGAAGGGCAGACAGCAATTCGTTATTATGATTCTGAGATGAAAGAGGGCGAAATTGGCTCTCGTCAGTTTGTTACTTTAGTAGATGTTATTGCAGAAGGAGAGATTGCAGGTTTTCCATCTGCTATAGCTGCTGGTCATACACAAGGTACAAATGATTACAATACTACTAGTTTAAAAGACGTATTTTTAAATAACACACAAGTTTTAAAACAATCAGCACCAAATACAGATCCTGATGATTCTGATTTTAATTTTGGTACCGCTGATTCAAATAGACCTAGATTTATCCCACGTTTTGGTACATCTTCACAAACAAAAATACCAGGATTAAAAGAAACAGAAAGAGATAGAACTGTTGGTGTAACTGTAACAGTAGCAAGTCCACAAACAGTAACTATCACAGATACATCTACTGAAGGAATTAGAGTAACGATAGGTTTTCCTAGATTACAGAAGATTGAAGATGATGGAAATATTTCTGGTACAACAGTTCAATATACGATAGAAGTAAAAAATCAAGCCAATACACTACTAAAAAAAATTAATACAAGTTCTAATTTAACAGGACTAGATCGTGATATACATACTGGAGGAGGTACTGTAACTGGAAAAAGCACATCACCATATTTTAAAGATCATATAATATTTTTACCTGATAATATACAAAGTTCTGATTTTCCTGTAACGGTTACAGTAACAAGAGTAACAGCAGATAGTACAGATAATTTATTACAAAATTCATTTGAATTTACATCAATAACTGAGTTAGTTTTTGATCCAAGTGCATTTGAAAATACTGCTGTTAGTGCTTTAAGATTTGACTCAGAAATATTTAGATCTATACCAAGACGGACTTATAGAGTGCGTGGAAGATTAATAAAAATTCCACATAACGCAACTGTAAGATCTGATGGAAGTTTGTCGTTTAGTGGTTCTTTTAATGGAACTTTAAAAACAACAAAAGAATATTGTAATGATCCAGCTTGGGTTTTATATGACATTATCACAGAAACAAGGGCAGGTTTTGGTGATTTTGTTTCTGAAGATCAAGTAGACAAATATGCTTTTTATTCTGCATCAGAATATAACTCTACTCTTATAGATAATGGTCAAGGTGGTACATCACCAAGATTCAGTTGCAATATTGTTATACAAAGTAGTCATCAAGCTTATACATTACTAAACAAAATAGCCTCAATAATGAGAGCAACTTTATTTTACGAAGATGGTAAGATATCTCTTTCACAAGACAGACCGACAACAAGTAGTTATTTCTTTTCATATGCAAATGTGACAGAAGATGGTTTTGTTTACACAGGTGTTAGTCAAGCCACAAAAGATACAGTAGTAAATGTTAAATATTTTCAAAATGAAACTAGAACATATGAATATGAAACTGTTGAAGATACATCTGCAAATCAATCTAAATATGGCGTTGTTGTAAAAAATATAGAAGCTATAGGTTGTAGTGATCAGGCACAGGCTAGAAGAATGGGTTTGTGGCATCTTTACACACAGAACAATGAAACTGAAACAGTTGCATTTACTACTACAGCAGATGCTGGTTCATTAATAAGACCTGGAGATATTATTACTGTTCAAGACCCTGTTCGTAGTGGAGTAAGAAGATCAGGGAGAATATCAGCAGCAACAACTACACAGATAACAGTTGATAATACAAAGGATTTACCAACAGGGGCATCAACTGGTGATCAGTTATCAGTAATACTTACAGATGGTACACTTGAGACTAAAACAATATCTACAATATCTGGCTCTGTTATTACAGTATCTAGTGCATATACTTCTGCACCACAAGTAAATGGAATGTGGTTATTAGTAAGAGCAACAACAGAAACAGAAGATTTTAAGGTTATATCTGTTAAAGAAGACAATAATTTATTTACAATTGCAGCGATGTTCCATAATTCTGATAAATATGCATTTGTAGAAGATGGTGCAGCGATAACAATACCTGTCATAACAAACCTGATAGAACCAAAAGATGCACCTAGTAATATTGCAGGTGATGAAAGGATTATTGTATTAGGTGATAGGGCTGTAAGTAAGTTAATTGTTACATGGCAACCAGTAGCAGGTGTTTCACAATATTCTGTAAAACATAAATTTAATAATGGTAGTTTCCAGACAACTAATGTACAGAGTCCTGTTTTTGAAATATTTGATACTGAATTAGGTACATATGAATTTGAAGTATATAGTTATAATGCATTTTTTGAACCTAGTGTACAACCCACAACTTTAACATTTAATGCTGTTGGTAAAACTGCTGTACCTGCTGATGTTACAGGTCTACTTGTAGAACCAGTATCAGATCAACTATTACGTTTGCGTTTTAATCAATCTACAGATGTTGATGTTGTACATGGTGGTAACGTAGTTGTTAGGCACAGTAATCTCACAGATGGTACTGGTACTTTTACTAATTCTGTTGATATTATCCCTAGATTGCCAGGCTCTGTTAGCGAAACGCTTGTTCCAGCAATCGATGGTGAGTATATTTTAAAATTTAGAGATGATGGCGGTAGGTTAAGTTCTGGTGAGGCATCTGTAGTTGTTACTAATCCAGATCCACAACCTAAATTACTTACATTTACAGATAGAGAAGATACAGACAACCCACCTTTTGCAGGTACTAAAGTAGATTGTTTTTTTAGTGATGAAGTAAATGGTCTTGTTTTAGGTTCATTAGAAACATTAGATGATGTAACAGATTTTGATGCAATAGCTGATTTTGATTTTTTAGGTGCTGTTGATATAACAGGTGGTACTTATGATTTTGCAAGTATCTTAGATTTAGGTTCTGTACACCCATTAAGACTAACAAGACATTTTGTAACACAAGGTTTTTATCCTAATGATTTAATTGATAAAAGAACTGCAAATATAGATACATGGACAGATTTCGATTCTGCAACCGCATTTGATGTTAACGCAAAATTATTAGTTGCTACTACAACTGCTGCACCTTCTAATGGCTCAAGTTATCAAGACAGTGATTTTACAGGAAAAACATTTAACACTTTTGCTAATGGTACGCACATAGGTAGAGGATTTAAATTTAGATGTGACATGGATAGTGATGACCCTGCACAATCTATCGAAATAGATCAGCTTGGGTATACCGCAGAATTAGATAGGAGAACAGAACAAAAATCTAACTTAAGTTCTGGTACATCATCTTCTGGTCTTGCAATAACTTTTGATCATGCGTTTTTCACAGGTGCTAGTGGTACTGATGTTGCAGCAGGTTCACAATTACCTAGCATTGGTATTACTGCTAATGATTTAGGTGGGACAGATAAATTTGAAATTACTAATATTTCTGGTAATGGTTTTACAATAAAATTTACTAATGCAGGAAATGCTGTACAAAATAAAACATTTAGTTATACTGCTGTTGGTTTTGGTCGTGGTAGTTAAGAAATACTGTTTAGCTTGGAAAAAATCTATAAAATGGGTAGAATATGTTTAAATAAATTTTTATTTTTAATTGTTATTACTTTTTGTATGTAATTTACTTTTAAAAATATAATTAAATAACCTTCAAATACATTGGTATAACTGCAATGTCTCCAACCCATGATATGATAATTGACAACTCCACAGGAGCAAATGTCAGGGCAGATATTAATAACGCATTAGCAGCATTAGTAAGTAACAGTAGTTCAAGTTCAGAACCTGCAACAAAATATGCATATATGTGGTGGGCTGATACTACAACAGGAATATTAAAAATTAGAAACTCAGCAAATAATGGTTGGGTAGAACTTTTACAACTTGATGGTACGTTAACTCTTGAGGATGGTTCTGCGAGTACTCCAGCACTAGCTTTTCGTGATGATTTAGATACAGGTATTTTCAGTTCTGCTGCTAATTCTTTTAATATTGCTACTGCTGGCGTTGAAAGAATTGAATTTGGCACAACCGAATGTGTTGTGAATGATGGAGGTGCGGATGTAGATTTTAGAGTTGAAGGAGATACTGATGCAAATTTATTTAAAGTAGATGCTGGTAATGACCGAGTTGGTATAGGGCTCGCTAGTCCAACAGCACCTTTTCATGTTTATAATGCGGGTAGTAATACTCTTGCAACTCTTGAATCAGGGGATGCAACTGCACGATTACAGTTAAAAGATAACTCTGGTGAGGTTTTTGTAGCTGCAAAAGGAAATGCTTTAACTTTTGCTAATACTTCTAGTATGACAGAGAGGATGCGAATTGACAGTTCAGGAAGGTTGCTTATAGGTATTACTTCAGCAAGAGGAAACTTTGGAAATAACACAAGTGGAGTTGAACAACAAATACAACTTGAGGGTACAAGTTCAATTACTTCCTCAATGTCTTTGATAAGAAATTCAAATGATGCCAATGATGGTGGATTTATTGTAGGTAAAACTAGAGGTACATCTGTTGGTTCAAATACAGTAGTTCAAGCTGGTGATGATTTAGGAAATATAGCTTTTGCAGGTGCAGATGGAACTTCAATGCTATTTGGTGCTGAAATAAAAGCAACAGTTGAGAGTGGTGTAGGAAATGATGATATGCCAGCAGCTTTGGTATTCTCAACAAATGGTGGTTCTACCTCAACTTCAGAACGTATGCGTATTGACAGTTCAGGACACGTAACAATAGGAACTAATAATAATGATCCAGCACAACTGGAATTAAGATATTCAACCGTACCTACTTATCTTACAAGTACTTTTGATGGAACAGTAGGTGAAGGAACCTTATCGATAAATGTTCCAAGAATATCTGACGGCTCTGGTTCTTGGGGTAGTCATAGTAATACTGGTTATGGTTCTTCTGCAATACAGGTACTATCTCACTCTTCAACAGGTGGATATGTTGCATTTTTAACAGGAAGTGCAGATAATACAAACCCAACAGAGAAAGTCCGGATTAATAATTCAGGTCAGTTGCTAATAAACAAAACGACAGATCGTGATCAATATTATGGTGGAACGTTAACTGGAAAACTACAAGTTGAAGGAACTGATAATGACTCTAGACTTACACAATTAATACATAATCAAGCTGCACAAAACCAACACATTTTAGTTCTTGGTAAATCCCGTGGGTCTTCAGTTGGCGATTATACTCTTGTACAAAATGGAGACTATTTAGGCACACTATCATTCCAAGGTGCGGATGGTGATGCGATGATTGAAGGGGCAAGAATTGATGTAAGAGTTGATGGTACTGCTGGTGATCAGAATATGCCAGGTAAAATTTCGTTTGCAACAACAAAAAGTGGTAATAGTAGTACTACAGACCGATTTCGTATAGATGACGAGGGTATTCATTCAATTTGCTCTGAAAATCATGCTTTAGGTGTTTCTACAACAGCAAGTTCAGGCACATCTAAATACAACTTTAGAGGTCATCATAGTGGTACAGCAGGAAGTCCTGCATCTGGAACTTTATCTTTTACTGTTTGGTCTAACGGTAATGTTGAAAACTTAAATAATAGTTATGGACAAGTTTCAGATGAAACTTTAAAACAAGATATTGTTGACGCATCATCACAATGGAATGACATTAAAAATATCACAGTAAGAAAATTTAGATTCAAAGATAATCCAACAGGCGAATTACAGATTGGTGTTGTTGCACAAGAAGTTGAAAAAGTAAGTGCAGGTTTAGTTTACGAAGCTGGAGATGTAGGTGAAGAGGTAAAAGCTGTTAAATATTCTGTTTTATATATGAAAGCAATAAAATGTTTACAGGAAGCAATGGCAAAAATAGAGGTGTTGGAAACCAAAGTTGCAGCATTAGAAGCTGCTTAGTAAAATTGGTTAACTTTAATTTATTTTATGGCAACACCACAAGAAATTTATGACGAAACAAAAACTCGTCTTGATTTAAATATTGCAAAAGCACAAATGCTTCAAAAAGAAATACAAGAAAAACAAGCAGAATTACAAAAACTTATGCAACCAGTAATGGAAGATCAAGGTGCTTTAAAACAATTAGAAAAACTTAGTGACGTTGTACAAGTTGTAGAATCAAAGTAAAATAAAACTAAAATCTTATTATCATGGCTGTTACTTGGAATATTGCTGCTTTAGATGCAACAAAAACTGTAGGCTCTCTTTCTGATGTTGTTACTATGGTTCATTGGACTGCAAGCGATTCTGAAACCGTAGGAAGTGGAGATTCTGCCGTAGTTCATAGTGGTTCTGCTTATGGTTCTGTAGGACTTGCTGAGGCTGATAGCGGTTCATTTATTGCATACAAAGACATAACAAAAGCAAATGCGATTGCATGGGCTAAAGCTGCACTAGGTACTGATCAAGTAACAGCTATTGAAACAAGAATTGCTGCTCAGATAGCAGAATCCAAAAGTCCTACTGTGACCTCTGGTGTACCTTGGTAGATAGGACAGAAAGACCAACATAAAGTGGTGCTAATGCACAGATTCCACAAAAAGTTATAATAGTCACAGGTACTATTGCTTTAGAAAAGGCATCTTTCATGTTACTAACTCGCATAACTCAGGCTGCTTCTATCCTCTCACTATTGTTGTCAACGTCAATGCTTGGAGGTGGATACTTCGCATATAGATACTTTTCCTCCCCACAATTTAAAACAAAAGTTATGAATGAGGTGATGCAAGAAGTACAAAAAATATTACCTAATCAGATAGATAAAAAACTGCCATCTGTTACTGGTAAGTCTTTGCCTATTTAATGGAAATACCTGAGATACATATACCAGAAATATATGTACCTGATATACCAGAACCATATAGCCAACATTATATAAATATTGCAAAGCCACCAGATATTGATGTTCCTGGTTGTACATATCAACATCGTGATATAAAAAATACTGGTAATCGTAATTTACTAATTGAGGATAAAAATGGGGTATTCACATCGTGCGATTTTCCATTTCCTAGCTATATTCCTCTTGACTATACACCTGAGAATATGGTCATTACAGAAGAACCGCTTGTCGATAATGAACCACCACCCTTGCCAGAAACAAAAACACCAGATGCAACAATACCAAAAAAAAAGGAAGAGGAGATTGTAATACCTGATTGTCCTGGCAAAAATGACAGAAGAATAAATGAATATACTTCAGAGTTGCGTACTGAAAGAGTTAAGGGTTATAAGAGGGGTGATGACGGCATTGAATGCATTCCAATTTATGAAAGTGTCACGTTTGTCGATTCTGTACTTCCAAGTCCTAGTGCTGCTCTTAATGTTGTTGCTATTTCTCTCTTGGCTGCCAGTTCTCCACTACTTTTGGGCGTTCTCAAATCATTAAGTAAAACTATTTTTAAAAATATTATTTCTAAATTTAATAAAAATAAAGTAAAATAAATATACCCTATTTGAAAAGGCAATGGATAGGGTGTCTAGGTAGGCAAGTTTCCTGTAGCTTGTCTACTGCTCTATTTTATGTTTGTGCGGTATAACTTGATTTGGGGGTATGTCTACAATAATATTTTGACAAGTAACCGCTTCTGGTGTTCCAGGTTTATATGTAGCTCCCAACTTTGCTTGTTTTGCACACATTTCTAAACGATATAAACTAATCTCCATTTTAGTTTTCTTTATCAGTAATCTTTGTGCTTCAATATTTACTTCTGTTGCCTCATGGCAAAGTGCTGGTGATTTACCTAGTGGAATATTAAACTGAGCAGATATTCCATAATTTAAATTAAAATTATCTTTTTCAAATCTTGGTATTTCTGAGTAATATTTTATTTCTCCAGTATCTTCATCATAAATGGGTGTTCTAGTAACTGTTTCTTTAGGTAGTGCAAAAGACCAGCTATCTGTTACATAAGGTGTAATTGTAAAACTAGGAGAAGCACAGACAATACCTTGACTCATTTTGTAAGATGGCATAGCTGAAGGCGTAATCATAGTGGCATTGTTATTCACTACTCCTTGGGCATTACTAGATGGAGAGGCAACCGTGGTATTAGCAAATACTTTTGTAGGGCAAAGAAGTAAAGCTACTGCCCAAAGGTAGTTGTAGTTTCTGTTGTTGTTCTTGTTGTTATAGTTCTGCCTATTGTGGTTATTGTGTCTAATCCTGGTGTAATTAAAGTTTCTTGCAATGAAAAAGCTGCTCCATCGTTTACAATTCCCCAACGAGGTATAGCTTCTAAGTTTGGCGAAGTCCAACTAAAGTTTACTCCTCCAACTGTTTGTTCATTCGCAGTTGTAGGAGTAGGATTAATAAATCCTGTCTCAGATTCAATATTATGTCCTGATGCTGAGTATGAGTATCCTGTCCTATATTGATGGCTTGTGATAGTTTCATTTATTACTGATTCAGATGTACTTGATGTTGTAGAGCTTCCTGTACGAAACTGTGGAACTACAGGAACAGCAAGTGTTCTTATAGGTAATAGTAATAAAACCAGCAGCCAAAGTCTAGTCAATCGTAATAGTAACTTTAGTAGATCCTATGCAAGATGTACCCGATCCACCTGCGGTACAAGTATGGACTCCAGAACTCAATGACGTTAAAGCGAGAGATCCAGCAGTACCGCCTGATCCTATAGTAGTTTGTCCACCCAATACTGTTAAAGGTGCAATACCACTACTAGGAGTTACAGCAGATGGTGTAGCATCTCCCATTATTACTGATTCTGTTTTACTGAAAGCAGATCCAGCTGTTGTTACTGAAGTATCCGTTTGAATCATTGCTGGAACGCCATCAGTTAACGAACCAACATTAATCCCACCAATCTTACCTGATGTTGTGGTATCTCCTACAGTTACAGATGGTGTAATATTATTTCCGCTAAGACTATATGTAGTTCCTACTTTATTCGTAACAACATAAGGCATATCTACAGTAATTTGAGCAGATGTGACAAATTCTTGTTTTATATCAGCAAACGCAGCAGTGGGTAATAGACAAAAAATTGCAAGAAGTTTTTTCATTTTTTTACAACTCCAACTTTAGAATCTTTATTGTCAACTATCTTAACATTACCATTTACTTTTTTTTTGTCACCATTTTTCTTGATGTTTAGGCCGTACTGGGCAGTTACAGCACTTAACAATCCAGCCGCGAAGGTGGTATCAATTTGACGAGTAGGGTTAGGGTTAAAGTATGACCAAGAAATTACCCCCAAACTCCAAAAAAGTATAATCATCTGAACCACATTAGCTATCAGACCATTACCTTCTTTTTCTTCTTGTTCTTCCATATTAAGAAAACTGCCTTAGTGTGAGGAGAAAGCAGATGACCATTGCTTTAGTAGGCAGCTATATGCCAAACTTAGCAAATACTGTTATGTTTGGGAAGTAACACATAACTATCTATGTTAAAACTATTAAAACCAATACTACTTAAGTTTTTTTCATCATCAGCAGTAAAGCAACTTATTGTAGATCTACTACGTTCTATTTGTAAGCAAACATCAAACGAGCTAGATGATCAGGCTGTTGATTTTCTAGAACATCAGTTGTTTCCAGGTAGAAACTTATGAAAGACAAATTTGTAATTTTTGCAGAAGAGCCTCCTATAGAACTACAACTATCTACAGAAATGCGTTGTAGAGAAATAGAAAACAATCCTGATATAAATTATGTAAAAAGGTATTGCATTAGTCTGTTGCGTAATAATGCAAAAAGAGATGCAATTCTTGCAGCAACTCTACAAGAACTGGCAGAAGCTCATGTAACAATTGCAAAAGCAGAACAGGCAAAAATAATACACTGGTGGGTGTTGCGTAGAATGATAAAAAACTTTTTTATATCAATAGCATTGTTTTTTGTTATAAGGCTGAACAAACTAGTGTCAGCCCTTAACAAACGTATTAATAAAAATTAGTTAGGATCGTAACGTCTTGTTTTTAGATTAGCAAAAGCTTTTTGCTGTTTTGTTGTTAGTAATTTATATAAAAATAAACGCCAATCAAAACGGTAACTCATCTGTCTCCTCATCTTGTGGTTTTGCTACAGATACAGAACCTGATACAAAATTTGTACCTTTTTTTGATTCACGATTCCATGCACTGACAGGAACTTTTATTACTTTGTCACCTGCATAATTAGCTTCACCAGGTTGTCCAGTAATCCATTCTGCAAAAGCAAGTGCATCTGATAATTCAAATTCAATACTTCCGCTCATGTCAGGAGACTTTTCAGATCTCTTTTCGTTGTTTGTAAACAGAACTAATCTGCCGTTAAATAAATTTTCGTAAGCCATTTAAAGAATGTGATAGTGGGCAAGGATAATCTCGTTTGTTAACGAGGACATAGTTACTTTTTTGTCAGTAATATATCTTTTTTGCACTTCTTGTTGCATTTTTTTGTATGCTTTTTGATCAATCAGTGCATTGATACGGATTTTTGGATAATCCTTAGAATTTTCCATCTTCTAACTCCTTAAGACAGTTTTTAAGTTGCAAGACTGTCATTTGCTGTAGTTTAGATCCATTACCTGTAATTTTGTACTGACTTGCTTTTGCCAATACCCATAACTTTTTCTGCTCGTCATCTTTCATTTTGACGTTCAGTTCATTCATAATCATGCTGACAAGCTCTTCTCTGCTGTACTGATTTTTCTTGATAGGTTCTGGTTTAGTCTCGGTTTTAGTAACAACCTTAAGATGAGGTTCGTTATCTTCTATTTCTTCTTTAGCCCATAATTCATAACCTAAAGAAAACTGAAACGCACAATGTGCAACAAAACCTCTGCGTTGAGAGTCTGATACTTCTCTTGCATCAATCTGTTGTCTTTTTAGTGCCTGTTTTTTATTACCCATTATTGGATAAATAAAGTCAGAAAATTTGTTACCTTCTGGATCTTGGAAATAAAAAATAAAATACATAGAACCATCTGGTGCATCAAATAATGGTGTACCATCCTGTTCATTTATTTTTGTATGATGTGTCCAACCAGGACACTTGTCATTAAATATGGAGGCAACTTTCGCCCATGCCATATACTTTGCCTTAAAACCTGTAGGCAATTGATGTACATCTTTGATTTCGATGACACCTGCAAGATTAGGATTATTAATGTTCATAATTCAAATATCCCTAACACATATGATCATGTCAAGATCATATATTCATATGTAAATAAAACTTGTTTTCCACAGGGTGATGCGTAATGATGCAAACTGCATACTTTTGCATCACATTGCATCACTATGATGAAACGAATTACAGTTACTATTTCAGAAGTAACAGAGGCTAAATTAAAAGAAAAAAAGCCCGAATACCTGTCACTATCTAAATACATAAATATGATATTAAAAAGTAGTCTTGACAACCTTGACAGCTTAGTTAGACTACCCGCGTACCGTGTCGGTGCGGAAGAGATATCTAATCATATAGATAACAAAACTTCTACACCTGTAAACGAAGACAAGGTACACTTTGAATCTTCTAATTTTTCTTCTAAAGAAAAAAATTTAAAAAATTCAATCAGTGTTTTGGGGGAAGATGTCGGAAGGGAGTCTGAGGGAAACCCTAAGAACACCCCTTTACCGTATGATTTTGAGACTAGTATTCCTGATAAATTAAAGCCATATTCTGATAAAATTGCATCTTTTTGGCGTGTAAAAAAAGGTACAAAAAACAGATTAGCCTGGTCGCTGCAAATGGGAGAACTAGAAAAAATATTAGATAATCTTGGTAAAAAAGTTCTTGTAGAGCAACTTGACCAAGCTTGTATGGCAGGTACTTGGAAACAGATTAACTATAATAGAACTATTGAATACTCTGATAAAAAAGAAGAAGTAAAGCAGACAAAGCATCCAGCACATAAAGTTTTCAAAGCTAGTGATTTAGGTTGGTAAATATGAAACAACTACCTTTAATCCAAATCAACCCTGATAATGGTGATAGATATTATGTTAACGAATATAAGCCTTCACTAAAATATGCATCTGTTACAAACATTCTTGCAAAAACTGTATCAAAATCTATGGCATATGGGCTTGGAATATGGAGACAAAAACAGATAGATGCAGGTCTTGATCCTGATATAGAACTAAGAAAAGCAGCAAAGCGTGGATCTGATCTGCACGATTGGACAGAAAAATTTCTTAATGGTGAAAAACCTCAAGTAATATCAGAGATTTTTCCTTCTGAATACAAAGAATATACAGATAGAATACAGCAATGCCCTATATGGAAACATATAGATGAGGTCATATGCACTGAACAGAAAGTTTGCAGTGATAAAAACGTAATACCTTTTGCAGGTACGTTTGATGCACTGTTAAAAATTAATGGCAAGACAGTATTGTTTGACTTAAAAACAAAAAATGCAGATAAGTCTATACCTACAAAAGAATTAACAAATGAAGCATTATGTCAAATGCAAGCATATCGTGTTTGTCTGAAAGAAAATCATGATATGGATGTAGATAGATTTATTGCACTGTATGTTTATCCAGATCAACCTGCATATCCTGTACACGCAAGTGGTGAGGCATTAACTATTTATGAAAACTTGTGGATTAAACGACTAAGAAATTTTGCAGAGCAACAACTATGGCAATGACAAGAAGAGAACAACTGTTAAAACAGGTAAAAGAACACGCAGAAAAGATGCGTAAGTTTCAACA